TTCTCAAGTAGTGTAAGTGGGACAAGCATTAGAAGTAGTGCAGTAGGTTCATTTGGTTTTAACACTGCTAATAATGGTGAATTTCAAATATACGGAACTGCTACAGATGGTATGTTAATAGCTGGTAGAGGAAGTACTAATGATTTAGTACTTTTAAATAAAAATGGTTCTGATGTTTTAAGAGTACCTACTGGTACAACTACTGTAAGTTTGCAAAGTTTAACTGGTAGTGGTAGTAGAGCAGTATTAGCAGACGCAAGTGGTAATTTATCTGCACCTGTTTCGGATATTTCAGTAAAAGAAAATATTAAACCTATTGGGTATGGTTTAAATGAAGTACTTAAAATGAATCCTGTATGGTTTGATTTTATTGATGAATATAAAAATTATGGACAAGGTAGACAAAATGGTAACATAGCACAAGAGATGGAAGCAATTATACCTGAAGCAGTATTTATAACACCATCAACAGGTAAAATGGGTATTAACTATGACCAATTACACGCAGTATATATAAAAGCCATACAAGAATTAGAAGCAAGAATTAAACAATTAGAAAATAAATAATATGAAATATTGGTACATTAATCAAATGGTAAGTTTGCCAACTGATGGCGATTTAAAGTATTTTGTTATAAATGTTTATTGGTCTCGCTTTGCAAAAGAAACAATCAACGAGGTAGAATACGAAGCAAGTGTTAATGGTACTGTGTTATTCTCAAAGGATGATGTTGCTAACTTTATCCCTTACGAGGACTTAACCTATGACATCGTTTGTGGCTGGTTGGATGCTTCTATAGATGTAGAGGCTTTAGACCTTAATTTAGATGCTCAAATAGAGAATCAAGTTAACCCACCGATTGTGGTACTCCCACTCCCATTTTCTAACCCTTAGGAAATTTCAAGTATTTAACTATATTTGTATATAAAATAAAAACTATGCTACAACTAAACGAAACACAATTAAAGGAATTAGAGGCTTACATCAATCAGATACCAACTGCTTACGGACTTCCGTTATTGCAGTTTTTAGGTAAAATTGCACAAGAGCAAAATCCACCACAAGAAGTAAAAGAAGACTAAATGGTACATAATAGCAATCAATCGGACTTATTAACTATTGTTAGCGGAACATCCGCATTTATTAGTGTTGCAAACGTGCAGCCCATAGTTTCTTTAATAGCGAGTTTGATTGCTATTATTTCAGGTCTTTTAGCTGCAAGGTATTACATTAAGGCGACTAAAAGATTTAAATAATGTATAAGAATATAGTAATAGCGATATTGGTTATTATTGTATTTCTTTTTATAAAGGACAAGTCCGAATACATAGGTCAACCAGCAGTCATTGTAGATACTGACACAGTTTACCAACAGAAAACTTTTACTAAGTTTATCAAAGGGAAATCTATCCCTTTTGTCGTTTTAGACACAATTTACAATATAGATGAGGTTCACGATACAATTACAATCGTAAAAGACTATAACCAAGTAAAGGTTTATTCTGATACTATGCGCATAGATTCATTAGGGTACGCATACATACAAGATACAATCTCACATAACAAGATACAAGGCAGGGGTTTTAAGGCTGAAATAAACGAAAAAACTATCTATGTTACTAAGACTATCACTCCAAAGCCTAAGAAAGAGGTTTATTTGGGTGTTTTAGGCGATTTAAGGGCATTTGACAATAAAGTAGGCTTGGGACTTGGTTTAGGGTATAAAACGGCTAAAAACGGATTATTTACAATAAACGCAACAACAAATCATTATTCATTGGGTTATTATATAAAACTATTCTAAAATGGCTTTACCTGTATCATTTAAAGACTTCGCAAAGAATCCTGTGGTTGCAACTTTATTCATTGTTCTATGTGGCATATCAGCATTGTATATTGACGTGCGTTCCACGTTCAAAGATCAGATCACAAGTCAAGGTATTAAGGTAGAAAAGTTAGATGAGAAGGTTGATATTATGCAAGTGGCTTTAAGAAGATGTGATTCATCTTTGGCATCTGCAACGGCTAAGTTAAGTACTCTTGAAAGTTTAGGTAAAATACAATCTATTAAATAATGAAATACTTATTATTTATATTTTTAATGGGGTGTACTGCTTCGGCTCAAAACCAAAGCGAGGAAACAAAAGAAGACATAGAGTTCCAAAAGTTAATGAATAAGGTATCGGAAACAAACGATTTGTCAGTTCAAGTACAGGCTAAGGCGAGTAAAAAAGAAGCTGAGTTAGTACAAAAGGCAGTTGAAACAATAAAGGAATTAAAAACAGAAGTAACAACATTAAAAACCGAATTAAGTGAAGTCAAAGCAAGTTTGGATAGTGTTAGCAATGATACTGGTGTCAGTTTCAAGCTATTCGCAATACCCACAAATAAGGAAAATTAAACAAGATTCGGTTGTTATAATGACCATAGAGCAAGGCAAAGAAATAAACGCTTTGTATTTGGGTTATAACAAAACAATAGATTCATTAAAAATTAAAACAAGATATTATGATTCAGCAATTAATCAAATTAGTAAAAAGCAAGATACAATCAACCTTTACAGATATCATATCAATAATATTAAACCAGCCACAGGAATCGACAAAGAGTTCAAAGAAGCCTTTGAGAAAGAAAAAGGGATAAATAGAATATGGACTTTAGCTTTATTTATGGCATTAGTACTAATTAAAACAGAATAAAAATGAAATGGATAGCAAATTTATTATCGGATGAAAGAGGGTCAATAAGCACTAAAAGAGTAATAGCTTTGATGAGTGCTTTGTTTTTATGTATCACTTTGTTAGCAAATTCTTTTAGTCATGTCGAGGTTGCACCAAGCGATAAGCTGGTTGATTGCGTTATGGCTATTTGTATTGCAGCAATGGGTACAAGTACAATAGACAAATTTTCAACAAAAAAAGATGCCGAATAACGAGAAACGAGCATTATTAATAGGCTTTACCTTATGGGTATTAGCTTTAATTTATTTTATTTATGAAACTATCAGCACACCTTGATTTAAGCGAAGTTATTCGTAGCGAATCAGCAAAAAGAAACGGAATTAGCAATATGCCTATTGCTCAACACATTGAGAACTTTAAATTATTAGCAGAAAAGGTATTTGAGCCAGTAAGGGTTCACTTTGGAGTGCCTATTCACATATCAAGCGGTTACAGAAGTATTGAGTTAAATAAATGCATTGGCGGTTCATTAACAAGTCAACATTGCACAGGAGAGGCTATTGATATTGATATGGATAGTTCTGCAAGTGATGTAACGAACAAAATGGTATTTGATTACATTAAGGACAATTTAGTTTTTGACCAAATGATCTGGGAGTTTGGAACAAAAGAAAATCCTGACTGGGTTCACGTTTCGTATGAATCAACTGGCAAACAAAGAAAGCAAGTATTAAGAGCAGTAAGGGTTAATGGTAAAACAACATACCAAAACTATTAATATGATCTCCAAAAAAGCTATTGAACTAATTATTAAACACGAGGTTGGAGGGAGAGCCGTTTACGAACGTAGATACCAAAAGCCTACCTTAACTGATAGCGGAGTTGTTATCGGAATAGGGTACAATTTAAGTGAGGTTAGAGATAATCAATTCTTTAGCGATTGGGATGGCTTAAATTTGAACTTTCTACACGCATTAAGGAAAGTAGTCGGAATAAAAGGAGAGGCGGTTAAAACGATGCTTAGGGGGGAAATTTTACAAGTTAGGATTCCATACAATTTTGCCTACGATGTATTCGTTAATAAGTCAATACCTAAATACTATAAATTAACAAAGGATATTTATCCAGAGATAGATAGTTTAAACGAGGACACAAGGGGTGCGTTGGTTTCAATGGTTTACGATAGAGGGAATAAATTAGACGGAGATACAAGAACTGAAATGAGAGCCATAGTTGACCTTGTGGCTAAAAAAGACTACGAAGGGATAGCTGACCAAATAGAAAGAAGCAAAAGATTATGGGAGAATGGGTTGGATGGTTTGGTCAAACGGAGAGAAGAAGAAGCAGACCTGATACTCAATTCAATATAAAACCAAAACAATGACAACAACAAAAAAAAGGGGAGGCGGAAAAACAACAATGAGCGGTCAAATAGTTTTAGACTATTTAGCCAAATATCCTCAATGGATGCCGTCTAACACTTTAGCCTCTTTGATTATGAAGGAGCAAAGCGCACACTTTGACAATCACGAAAACGTCCGTTACTTGATAAGATATTACAGAGGTAAGGTTGGAGATGATAAAGCATCAAGAGGAAAGAATACACAATTTATAGAAGATTATAAGCGTACTGCTTCAAACTTTGTTCAGCCACCTACTTGGGTAGAGGAGAAGGTAATATATTGTTTGCCAATAGGAATTAAGAAGATGGGATTTATTAGTGATTTACAAGTTCCATTTCACGACCCTAAAGCTATTGATGTTTGCTTTAAATATTTAGTTGACCAAAAGATTGATTCATTATTTATCAATGGAGATTTAGTTGACTTTTATCAATTAAGCGACTTCCAGAAAGACCCAAGAGTAAGAAAGTTTGATGAGGAATATGAGGCTATTATTGAGATGCTTGGATTTATAAGAGCAACCTTTCCGCAAATACCTATTTACTACAACTTAGACGCTAATCACGAATTTAGGTATGAAAGGTATATGAGAACAAAAGCGCCTGAATTATTAGGGTTAAACGGCAAATTTGACATTGAGGAAATATTAATGCTAAATACTTTTAACATTATTCCGATTAAGAATATAGATCACGTTAAGTTTGGCAAATTGCCTATCATTCACGGAGATACTACATTCAGGAGAGGAAGCGGTGTAAACCCAGCTAAAACGCTTTACGATAGAGTTAAGCAAAGCGCAATAGCTTCGCACGTTCATCAGGTACAATCTTATACAACTAAGAATCAATTTGATGAAGAAGTCTTTACTTGCTGGACCACAGGACACCTAATGCATCCAAACGTAGAATATTGTAAGCACGTTGACAATTACTCACAAGGCTTTGCAATATTAGAAAAGGATGTTGAAGGTTACTATTCGGTTCAAAACAAAAGAATCTATAAAAATAAAATATTTTAATATGAGATACCCTAAAAACTTTGCAAAATTGACAACATTACAACAAGAACAATGGCTGGTTTCTAAGCTACAAGAAATACACCAATTAGAACAAGAAATAAAAATCACATTAGGTAAGATCAGAGGTGGAGAGGTATTAATATTTAAAGAGATTGACAGACCAGATTTAGCTTTAATGAAAGATGAAAATTAAAATTATATATAAAAAATTAGGAAGGGAACAAGCCTACGGCATTGCTGAAAGTGATGGTGTTATTTATATTGATTCACGGCTAAAGGGTAAAAAATTGCTTGAGATACTTCTACATGAGGTAGGGCATCTCCAAAATCCAGAGGATAGCGAAGAAACGATTATAGAGAAAAGTGTAACTTTATGTAATATACTTTGGAAACAAGGTTATAGACGAGTTGACAATTCTAATGACACACCATTACAAAATGGTTCTAAATAGTTGTTGGTTCATAGTTCCCCATCCCTAAAAAGGTGGGGTTTTTTATATATATTTGCAGTTCATATTGGAGAACTTAGGTTTAACCCCTTCTATTTTCATAGAGGGGGTTTTTTGTCAATCATATAAAGTTCATTTATCAATCATAAAAGGGAGTAATACTACCATTTATCCCTAATATTTGCCGTTCATCACATTTATTTAAAATAATTGCTTTGTTTGATAAAGTTATAAGGTTTTACCCTATCTTTGAATCCTAAACCAAAAACAATATGAAAAAAGCATTTAAAATTTACAAAGAAGGGATGACTACTGACTGGATTACTATTTTACTTCCAGTTAATGAATTTAATGAATTTGATAAATCATTATTAGTATTTAAGTTAGAGAAATATGTTTCTTTAGGATATCAAATTAAACCAATATGAATAAGTTAAAAACACCACAACAAAAAGCTAATGAGCAATATGCTCGTGAAAGCATTAAACCAATGTATGCATTTATCATTGTATTATTTGCATTTTTAATCACCGCAATCTTTCAAAACATTTAGTATGACACCAATTCAACTTTACATCAACACTTTAGAAACTAAAATATTAACTATGCCTAATGATGGCTATGTAAAAGAAACAGTACAAGCCTGTTTAGACTTAGCAAAAGGCATTAATGAAATCTATGAAAACACTTATTACAACGTTGGTCAGCCAACAGATCAAGACTAATTTACAAACCGAAGCCGACACTAAAGGTATCACTTTAAGTAAGTTGGTTTACAAAATCCTAAAACAATATGAGCAATCTAATCTATCAGGAGAAACAATTAAAGTTGCACAAAAGAGCAACAATCCTATTGGAACTGCTAAAACAAGCACAGGGAAGGCAAAATCTATTCGAGGCTGATCTTGCTGAATGGAGGCGTGGACTTGATGACACAAGGACAATGATTAGCGAGGAAGACTTACTAATTAAGATAGCAAGGATGAATGACATCCAGCGTAGAATCCTTAAAAGCTACCATTATCTAATTCTTGACCTTTATACCTTAACTGAGGACTTTATGTTACCAATAAACCTTTTACATTTCTAATGAGAGAAGTACACAAAACATATATGGCAGAACTTGAAATAGAAGTTTTGCGAGATAAGAACAAAAAGCTAAAGCAAGAGATAAATCAATTAAAGGATTTATTAGACAAACATTTAAACATAAAAACAATACGAATGGACAAAGAACAACAAAAGGAGTATGCAATCCAAATGGCTGAAAAGATATGCAATTACTACCAAATTAAGTACGGACAAATGATGTCTAAATACAGGGGTGAGGAGGTTACTTTGGCAAGGCAAATGACTATGTATTTCACTAAGGAAAAGACCGAGTTAAATGGCGAGGAAATAGCAAAATTGTTCAATAGGGATAGAACCACAGTATTACACTCAATCTCTAAGATTAAGGGTCAGCTATCAAATAAGTTCGATGACACTATAAAAAACGACATTTTCAACTTAAATGTGCTACTTTAATTAGGTTATTAACACTAAATTAGTTAATTTTAAACTCTAAAACCAACCAATATGAGCGAACAACAACTGGCTAAAAAGCCACAACTTTCGTACACGAAAGATCAAGTAGAGTTAGTAAAATCACAGATTGCTCCAGAGGCAACAGTTGATGAACTAAAACTATTTCTTTATCAAGCCCAAAGGACAGGACTTGATGCATTATCAAGACAGATTTATTGCATCCACAGGAACGTAAAAACTGCAAACGGATGGAGTAAGAAAATGACAATCCAAACAAGTATTGATGGCTTCCGAGTAATCGCTGAAAGAAGCGGAAATTACGGAGGTCAAAGCGAACCTATCTTTGTAGAACAAGATGGTAAATTAATATCTTGTAAGGTATCAGTATTTAGGTTTAATGGCGATACAAGGTACGAGGCAGCCGTTGGAGTTGCATACTGGGATGAATATTGCCAAAGAACAAACGATGGCAAACCAATGGGTTTATGGGCGAAGATGCCACATACAATGTTAAGCAAGGTTGCAGAGGCATTAGCTTTAAGAAAGGCTTACCCACAGGATTTGAGCGGACTTTATACTGGAGATGAAATGGCTCAATCAACCGATGAAACCCCAGCCTACATTAAGGCGCACGATAACGCAGAGGACTTAGAATTAGCTATTGATTTGTGCATAAATACTACTGAATTAAGCCAACTTTACGCACTAAATAGCGAACTTGCAACTAAAGATGTAACTAAATTATTTACCAAGAAAAAAGAATCTTTATGACACCATTAAGCAGATTATGGGATTTAAGAGAGGAAGTTAAGTTTTGGAATTACAAAGTAGATACAAGCTATCCACAAAACGCAAGCGAAATGATTAATCAATTAAACGCAGCTAAGTATAAACTTAAATTACATAAACAATTACACTTTCCAGAGTTATTAGAGCAACCTAAAAGGGATTATATTCCTTATCAAATGTTAGCTGATAAATTTGAAGTATTTGAAAACTATTTAAACGATTAATTATGCCTTATTCAACTTGCTGCGGAGCGCATACCACAATGGAGGAAATAGACATTTGTCCTGATTGTATGGAACATTGCGATTGGGAAGAAGAAGAAGACGAGGAAGAATTAGAACAGGATAGACAAAATGAAATAGCATTAGAACAACAACAATTAAATAAACATTAAACTAAAAACAATGATTGTATTAAACATTTGCAAAGAGGACATTAACTGGAAAGAAGCTAAGAACGGCAAAAACTACGCAAATATTGCTACCGACTTCTTAAAAGAACCAGATGACAAAGGAAACACGCACACAGTATGGAACAACCAAAGCCAAGAGGAAAGAGCAGAAAAGGCTAAGAAAAACTATTGTGGCAGAGGTAAACAAGTATCTTACAATGCGCCAACAGGTAAAAAAGAATTTGCCGTAAACCAACAAGAAAGCGAGGACGATTTACCATTCTAAAACAACCCCTCGTTGGGCGATAACGTAAAGCGCAAATTTAAAACCTACAACTATGAGCCAAACAACACAAATCGCAAACTACCTAAATAAAGGTAGAAAATTAACCCCTATTGACGCTTTAAACAAGTTCGGATGCTTTAGATTAGCAGCACGAATAGCTGACCTTAGAAACGATGGTATGAACATAAAAACTACCATTATTAAGCTAAAAAATAGGAAACAAGTTGCTCAATATTCATTATGATACACGCATCCTTATTTAGCGGAATCGGTGGATTTGATTTAGCAGCGGAATGGATGGGATGGGAAAATCTATTTCATTGCGAATGGAATCCATTTGGTCAACAAGTATTAAAACATCATTTCCCAAATTCAATAAGTTACAATGACATTACTAAAACAGACTTCTCTATTCACAGAGGACAAGTCGACATTCTTACAGGAGGATTCCCTTGCCAACCATACTCAAGTGCTGGAAAGCGACTCGGTAAAGAAGATGAGCGACACCTCTTCCCAGAAATGCTTAGAACAATTGAGCAAATTCAACCACGTTGGGTTGTGGGCGAAAACGTTCTCGGACTTGTTAATTGGAACGGGGGATTGGTATTCGAAGAAGTGCAAACTGACTTGGAGGCTAAAGGGTACGAAGTACAAGCGTTTATACTTCCAGCTTGTGCCAAAAACGCACCGCATAGAAGAGATAGAGTATGGTTTGTTGCCTACTCCAACTTCAATGGATTGCACGAATTCAACAGTAACAATGAAATCAAATCAACTGACAGAAGGATCAATGCATTCAGTAACATTAACGAGAGCATTGATGATGGGATTATTGCCAACTCCATTAGCATCGGAAGGAACAAAACTGACAGGATCACCAACGGAAAATCAAATGTCATTAACAAAATTAGCGAGGCAAGGAATGTTACCAACTCCGAACAGTTACGATTGGAACACGGCAAGAAGCCAAGAAACTTTAATGAAAGCAAGAGAAAGACACAAAGCAAAGGGAGTAGTTTTGCAAGTAAGTTTGAGGCAAATGGCTGGTCAAGGTTTCCAACTTTCTCCCCTGTTTGTGGGGGAGATGATGGGATTTCCAGAGAACTGGACAACATTACCTTTTCAAAGTGGAGAAAAGAATCAATAAAAGCATATGGAAACGCAATAGTTCCACAGGTAGCTTATGAGATTTTTAAGGCAATAGAAAAGTTTGAATTATTGAAAGATTAATGTATTTTTGTACAAAGGTGTCGGATACCTTATACTAACTTATTGGCTCAAAGCTGAAACCCTAATCCGACTGGGGTGGAAGCCGAGAGCCTTTTTTATTTTTATGGCTAAAGACCCAGCGTTTTTATTCTACCCTAATGATTACATAGGGGGAACTATGGGTATGACTTTTGAGGAAAAAGGTGCATACATTGAACTTTTGATGTTACAATTTAATAGAGGTCATATGGATGGTCATATGATAGGTCATTGTGTAGGTCAAATATGGGAAAGAATTAAATGTAAATTTATACAAGATGAACAAGGTTTATGGTATAATGAGCGTTTAGATGTGGAAAAATCAAAAAGAAAGGCTTTTAGTGAGTCAAGAAGGAATAATATTAAAGGTAATAATCAACATATGATAGGTCATATGACCACCCATATGGAAGATGAAAATGTAAATATAATTGAAGATAAAAATATAAATATAGATTTTGAATGGTTTTGGGTTGAATATGATAAAAAGATAGGAGATAAGCAAAAGTTAAAAAAGAAGTGGAATAAATTAACGGATGAAGAAAGGCAAAATGCAATGAATTATCTTGATCTTTACAAACAATCAGTACAAGACAAACAATTCCGTAAAAACCCTGAAACCTTTTTAAACAACAAATCTTGGAACGATGAAATTATTAACCGAAGTATTACCCCAATCCATAAACTCTCTTACGCAGAACGAGAGGCTAATGCACTTAGAAATCTATAATAAACTTGAACCAGATGAATTAAAGGTTGTAGTTGCTTTAGATACAATGAGTGTTGGTAGATGCTCACCGATTGAGGTAAAGGAACATTTAAAGACTTGTATTGCTTTAAGCGGATGTCAAACGCCTACGATAGAGTTGTTTCACTTTTTATGCGAATTTGTAATAAAGAATTACGGAAATTATAAACTAAAAGAACTGGGAGTAGCTTTTGAACTTTACGCAATGGGAAAATTATCAGTTGACAAAGCGATTACTTTTAACCCAAAATTCTTTGGGGATGTGATGGCAGCTTATAAACCAATAGCAGTTCAGGTAAGAAACAAGACACATACCGAGCCACCGCAAGTAGATATACCAAAAATAAATGATGATGAAGTAATTGAGGCATTGTACCAAAATTGGGATAAGTCTGCAAAAAAGGACTGGAAGCTACTTAACACAATGGCTTTTGATATACTTTGGAAGCGAAAAGATTTAAACACTACTAATCTATCTAAGGATAAAGCTGAAAAGATAAAAGCTAAGGTTATAGCTTACTACAAGGTTAATGCTAAAACCGAGAAAGAATTAGAAAGATTAATGGATGAAACTTTAATTAAAAACGAGTGCAAAAGATATTCTTTGTACCTATATTTACAAAATCAACTATGAAACAATTAACATTTATTTATGAATTGCTAAAGTTTACGCTGATTAGTGTTCCACTTGCTTGTATTATTTATTTAACGGCACATTTATACTTTGAATTAAAACGATTGATTAATGACAGGAATAGACAACAACATTGAGGTAAGATTAATTTATTTAGACACAAAAGAGGAAATATGGTTTAGGTCAATAGCAAAGGCAATAAGGTTTTTAGGTACTGACTATAAAACGATTATGATTTATATGAACCCAATTAACAAAAAACGATACAAGCATAATGACCGACTTTGTGTTGTTAGATTGAAAAAGTAACCCTAATTTTGCATAATGCCATTGATACCTTTAAACAAGTTGTTAGAAAAGACCCAGAAGGTAGTTAATGCATACATAAGGAAACGAGATGAAGGTTTACCTTGTATTAGTTGTGGAAGCTATAATGGTAATCAAGCAGGACACTACTTTACTGTTAAAGGGTATTCGGCTTTAAGGTTTAACGAATGGAATATCCATTTACAATGTGCTGGATGCAATATGTATAAGCACGGCAATCAAGCAATGTACCGAATCGGACTTGTAGAAAGGATAGGAGAGAAAGCGGTGAAAGAGTTAGAGTTTGAGGCGGTTAATAACAGGGTTAAGAAATGGCAAAGAACTGAATTAATAGAACTAATTGATAGATACAAGTAACATATTCGCAACGTGCAAAGAGGAGCAAATAGCAGGATATTCTTGTTATTCTTTTGTTATTGATGGATGTAGCCACTATGTATTTGGCGAAACACAAGAACAGGCATTTGATTATTTAGCAGACTTAATAAATAAATATGGCGAAAGTTAGTAACGGCAACAAGGTAACATTTGGTAAAAGAAAAACAGGAAAGTATAAAAAGACATCTGGTCCAAAGGATAAGCCAGTTAAACCTTATAAACAACAAGGCAGATAATGAAAGATACATACGGAAAGAAGCTATATACCTGCAAGTGTGGTACAATTACCGAAGGATATGTATGGTTCGGTAAAATTAAAGAAACCCAATTTGAATGTACGAAATGTGGCAAATGGGTTGGATATGACAATTTAGAAAAGAAAGTAGATAGTATTATTTCAATACGAACACCAACAAAAAACCGATAATGAACATCAACGAAATCAAACCTAATCCAAATAACCCAAGAATTATCAAGGATGACAAGTTTAAAAAGCTGGTTAAGTCAATCCAAGACTTCCCACAGATGCTTGAACTTAGACCTATTGTAATAGATGAGAACAATATTGTTTTAGGTGGCAATATGCGTCTAAAGGCTTGTATTGAAGCTGGGTTAAAAGACGTACCTGTAAAACAAGCAAAAGACCTAACACAGCAACAAAAGAATGAATTTATTATAAAAGATAATGTTGGATTTGGTGAATGGGATTGGGATGATTTAGCAAATAATTGGAATGTTGATGATGTTTTAGAATGGGGATTAGATATACCAAACTTTATTATTGAACCAAGTTTAGATGAATTAACAGGAGTAGAAAAAAACAATCCGCCAATCATTAAAATTACATTTGATAATGTAGAACAATTGCAAGAAGCAGAAAATGATATAAGAGAATTAATTGATAGAAAATACAAAGGAGCATATTTTTCAGTATCAGCAGGTGAATTATGAGATTAGAATTAGCATCAAATAAAGCAGTAAAGTTTGCTTGTTTAAACTTTCATTATGCAAAATCTATACCTGTAAATACAATAGGATTTTCTGTATTTAATAATAAAAATGAATGGTGTGGAGTAATTTTATATGGTACAGGTGCAAATAATCATATTGCAATGACATTTGACTTAAATCAAGGTCAAGTAATTGAATTAGTTAGAATGGCTTTGAATGGCAAACAAGAAAGCACATCAAAAGCATTATCTATATCATTAAAATTGATAAAAAAAGCAGTTCCATTGGCTAAATTAATTGTTAGCTATGCAGACAAAGACCAAGAACATACAGGAGTAATATATCAAGCTACAAATTGGTTTTATATAGGTGCATCACTTGAAAACAAAAAAGATGGCAGTTTTATTATTGATAACAAAAGAATACACGGAAAAACTTTATCTGATAAATGTAAAAGGTATGGATTTAATAAAAATATAGATAACATAAAAATTGTATATAAGACTAATAATATTATAGAATATATAACAAAAGGCAAATTAAAATATATTTATCCCTTATATAATTCAATGTTACCTTTGTGTAATAAATTAAAAAAGGATTATCCTAAAAAAGCGGTTATAGCATAAAAGTAATGCATTAGTCATTCCAGACTAAATAAGGCAGGGCAGTACTGACCTTACCGCTCAAATACAACGAGAAATCAACGAAGTATGGCAAATGAAGAAAATTTAAAGGCATTCCCAAAAGGGGTAAGCGGAAACCCTAACGGCAGACCTAAAGGCGTTCCTAATAGCAAGACAAGGCTTTTGCGTTTATTGGAGTTGGTTACTAAGGTACGCAACCCAGTAACAGGCGAAGATGAGGAGTTTACAATAGCAGAGCAATTAGATATGCAGATCATAGCTAAGGCGAGGAAGGGCGATTTAAAAGCCTATGAGATACTATTAGACCGATTAGAAGGCAGACCTAAACAAACAACCGACATCACCGCTGACATTAAGGGTAATGTGCAAATCACAATAGAACCAGATGCAGATTGTCAACCAATTAAAGATTAAGGCTACTCCTGTCTTCTATGCTAATAAAAAGGCATACGAGGAAGGTTATCCTATAATATGCAATGAAGGTGGGTCAAGATCAAGTAAAAGCTATTCGGTTGTTCAGTTACTAATTCACATAGCAATAAGCAATCCTAACATAAGGATTTCAATGGTATCGCATTCACTCCCACATATTAAGCGAGGAGTTTACAGGGATTTTAAAAATATACTTGAGCAATGGAACATATGGGATGAAAAGGATTTCCGATATACTGATTTTATTTATACGTTTAAGAACGGATCATACATTGAGTTATTTGGATTAGAAGACCCTGACAAAGCAAAAGGACCAGCAAGGGATATACTATTCGTAAACGAGGCAAACCTTATTAGCAAGGCTTTATTCGACCAGCTATTGATTCGTACAACAGGACAATCATTCTTAGATTGGAATCCTGCTGACTTTATTTCTTGGGTATATGAGGTAGCTGATAACCCAAAGAACAAGCGCATACATTCCACCTATCTAAACAATATCACTAACCTAAGCGATAGTCAAATAAGAAACATTGAGCAGTACAAAGATTTGCCTGATGACTTTATGTGGAAAGTTTATGGCTTAGGAGAACGAGGATCGGCAAAAGAAATCATTTATACTCAATGGAAACAATATGATGAAGCGCCTGATGGGGATGTGTTTTACGGATTGGATTTTGGTTACGTTCACCCAGCTGCACTTATAAAGGTTACTCACTACGAAGGACAAAACTACTTTGAGGAAATAGTTTATCAAAGCGGACTTACTTTGAGTGATCTATCAAGATTGATTAAAGAGAAGCTACCAGAAAGAGCAACTATCTATGCGGATGCAGCCGAACCTAAGTCTATTGAGGAACTATATAGACAAGGGTTTAACATTAAACCAGCGCAGAAAGATGTATGGGCAGGTATTGTAAAGATGAAGTCTTATCCTATAAACTTGCACTACAATAGCAAAAACCTAAGAAGGGAGTTTATGTCTTACAAATGGAAAAAGGATAAAAACGATAATGTAATAGAAGAACCAGTAAAGGCAAATGATGACTTGATGGATGCTTGTAGATATGCCGTGTTTACACACTTAACCAAGCTAAAATTTGAGGTGTCGGTATTTTAGGATAAATTGTCTAACTTTGTTAAAATTCATATATAATGGGATTACTTGACTTTTTTGGTAAAAGACAAAAACTATCTACTGTACTACCTCAAATTCCTTTTAACGGACAAGTTGCGATACAACAAGGGATAATCACTTGGCAGGGTGGCGATAACATTAGTTTCGTTAATGATGGTTATTCAGCAAATGATATAGTTTATTCTATCGTTAAATTAATTGCGGACAAAGCAAAACTTGCTCCGTTCCACGTTTACAGAGTGGTAGATGAAACTTCTGCAAAGAAATATAAAGCGTTAATGAGCCAACCAGATAAGATTGAGAACTGGAAGGACGTTGAGAAGCTACATAAGAAAGCGTTTGAACTATATACAGGTGATGCAAGATTAAACGAGTTATTAAAATATCCAAACGAAGAAGATACATTTGGCGATTTCGTAGAGGCTTGGTGTACTTTTAAGTTAGTTACAGGTAATTCTTTTATCTATGCAAAGATGATAGAAGGGGAATCTATTAATGCAGGAAAGCCTTATGAGTTGTACGTGCTTCCTTCTCAATATATGTACGTGTTAGCGGACATACAAAACTTTCCTCCAACTATTAGCGGTTACCAATTAAACTATGGTCCACTATGGAACTTTAGTAAAAAAGAGGTACTTCAAGATAAATATATAAATTTACAATGGAACACTACGGGAAATCAGCTCTATGGACAATCACCATTGATGGCTGCTGCGAGAAACTTAACTCGTTCAAACGAAGCCAAAACTGCAGCTGTTGCTTCCTTCCAGAATGGTGGTCCAGCTGGAGTTCTATTTATGAATGATGAACGCTTTGACCCAATTAGCGGAACGCAACAAGCACAAGCACTTAAGAGAGCAGTAAGCGAGAAAGGTGGATCAGCTAACTTTAATTCTATTGCGGTTAGTGGTTACAAAGTAGACTGGAAACAAATCGGATTAAGTCCTGTTGAATTAGATATTATTGAGAGTGAGAAGTGGGATATGAAAGCACTTTGCAATATTTACGGAGTACCTTCTCAATTATTAAATGATGCGGACAATAAGACTTATAACAACCAAAGAGAAGGAGAGAAAGCATTGACAGTACGTTGCGCTATTCCTTTGTTAGTAGGTATTAGAGATAACTTAAATAGAAAATTACATAGTGATTGGGGTTACAGAAATAGCGATATTTATGTTGACTTTGACCCAACTGTTTACGGAGAATTAGAAGCTAACAAATCGGAGCAAGTAGAATGGTTAGATAAGGCGTGGTGGATTGCACCTAAGCAAAAGATGGATATTATGGGATTAGAGATTCCTGATTACGTTGACCAAGCTGAAATGGAGAAATTATATATTCCTTCAAGTTTACAAAGTCCAGATGAGTTCCAACCATTAACGCTACCAAATGAATAGTCAAGACATTTTAGATATGTTGTTTGATTTAAAGGTTGACCTAAAAGCCGACCTTAGCGAGGTTATTGATGAAGTTTACGGCAAGTATCACGATACTGTAAATATGTCTTACTCGGAGTTAAAGGCTTGGAGTGAAACTAAATGCTCACGTTTAGCGTCATTAGATAGAAGTCCTGTAAATAGGAACTTAAATCTATTGAGCAAGAAGAAAGCGGATTGGGGTGCAAATGAAGTTAAGTCGGCAAATAGAACGATTAGCTTTGTTAGTAGAATGAAAAATATGGAGCAAGGTAAACCTGTAAACAAAGAGTGTCCATCTAAGAGGGATATTTCCTTAAAGAACTGGGCATACAATCCAAATAAATAAATATGAATAACGTACAAAAGTTCGTAGAGTTAGCTAATCAGTTAATAAGCGAAATAAAGAAAACAACAGGCATTAATCGTAGTGGTATTACACAAGCTGCTTCATTGATTGGTCAAGGCAAAGTAATAAGTTCAAGAACTTGGAATAGACCTTCGGCTGCTGAAGAAAACGCATACATTGAGGAAAACGGAATGGCTGCTTATGGTAAGTGGTTTTTAGGCATTGATGCAAACGCTGATATGGAAACTAAAGAACATTGGCATTACATTTACACAAGTGATTTTGTAAACGTAGATAGAGCAGGACTTGTTGCAATTAGACAAAGAGCAGGTCAACAAGGTCAAACAGATGTATTTAATGCAGCTGGTAAGTTACTTGAAAAATTAGATGCATAATGATTTGGAGCGACTATAAAAAGTTGTATGCAAACGCATTAAAAACCTATTCGCCAAAGTTCAAGAAAGAACTACAAAGGCAGGTAGATACTTATTGCGATACCCAAGATTTAAACGCTATTAGCGACAAGAAGATAAAAAAGACCATCCAAAACCTTCATATTGCAATGGGGGTTAAGATGGCACAAATTTCGGAGAAGAACGTATCAAAGTCGGTTAAAGGATATTTCGGACCAGAGGAGTTCAAGAGTAAGCAGACTGATTTGTTTACTTACCTTATGTTATATTATTTAGAACAAAAAGGATTAGATAAAGTAGCTAAGGAAATAACTCAAACAACTAAAAACCAAATTCAACAATACTTAATAAAGTCGGTTGAAGAAGGTTTGACAATGCAAGAAACAATCAAGCTATTAAGAACTGCTGGGATAACCGACTACCGAGCAGAAGTGATAGCAAGAACAGAAACAGGTAAAGCTGCAAATTATGGTTCTATGATTGGTGTAACTGCGACAGGACTTGTAACTATGAAGGAATGGATAGCAACAAGAGATGCAAGAACAAGGAGAGTACCACCAGATTCTTTTGACCATTTTCATATGGACGGAATAAAAGTAGCTTATGATGAAAAATTTAATGTTAAGACTAAGAATGGAGGTTTTGAGCAAATGTTACATCCTTGCGACCCAAGTGGAAGTGCTGGCGATGTTATCAACTGCCGTTGTACGTTAGGATATGAAGCCGTTAGAGGCGAAGATGGAAAGCCCAAAAGGTTACAAGATAACCCACCTATGGGAGATATGGGGTTGGTTTGGAATCTAATTAATAATGTGGCTTTAATGCAAATTTCTAATTTAATAAGAGATTTGTTAGCAGATTAAAAAAAATTAATAACTTTGTTATATGAGTAAGATTGAAAACAAAAGCTACAATGATATGATTTTGGATATAGAGCCAGAATCAAGAACAGTAAAAGCGTGTTGGTCAAGAATTGGAAACGTTGATTTAGACAATGATATTATCGTTGCTGAAGCGTTTACCAAGACTATCAAAGAACGTGGACCAAAAGGCAAAAATATGATTTGGTCTTTAGTAGATCACAAAGCTGATATGGCACACACTTTAGGGAAGCCTAAAGAGTTATACATAGAAGGCGATATGCTTGTTGCAGTTACCGACTTAATAGAAACTGAATGTGGCGAAGACGCTATTAAGTTATATGAAGCTGGTTTAATCAATCAACACTCAATCGGATTTAGTACGTTAAAGTCGGATGTAAACCAAAAGACTGGTGTGCGTACAATCACTGAATTAAAACTATATGAAGGTTCAGCGGTTCTTTGGGGTGCTAATCCTGAAACTCCAACATTGGGTTTTAAGGGTGAGTTCAAAGAAACAAAAGAAAATTTATCAATAAGATTAGAAAACTTAATCAAGGCATTTAGAGGTGGTACATTCACAGATGACACCTTTGCTTTGATGGAGATTCAAATAAAACAAATACAAGCTGAATTATTGGCTTTGGAAATTACTGAAACAATCACTCAACCCGCTGAAGCAGTTGAGCCGACACCAGTGGTAGAAGAAAAGAATAACGAGGAAGTATTAAAGGCAATTAAGCAATTTAACAATCTATTTAAAAAGTAAAAATGGAAAATTTAATCAATGAAATGGCTGAGAACCTTAAAGGTTTCCAAGCTAATGCAGAAGCCCAAATCAAAGAGGTGGCTGCACAAGTAACTGTTGTAAAAGACGAGTTACAAAAGCAAATCGACGGACAATTAGCTACACAAAAGAAAGCAGCTAAGAAAGAAGTTAAATTTATGGATGAAGTTATCATGGAGAAATTAGATGGTAATTTTGAAGCAATGGAGAAGTCTTTAAAGAATAGCGGAAAATTCCGTTTAGACTTATCTGATGTTAAGACAATGACTTTAAGTGGAAACTTAACTGGTGATTCTCAAGCAACTTATGCTCCAAACCCAGCTATCCAACCTTCTCAAAGTTTAAACTTTAGAGATTTGATCCCTACTGTTAGAAGCGAAACTGGATTGTATGTTTACTATCGTGAGAACGCTGGTTTAACTAACAACATCGCTGCTCAAACTGAAGGTTCTGATAAAGGCGAGAACAACTACTCTTTAACTGAGGTTAAAGTTGTAAACGACTACTTAGCTGGTTTCTCTACTTTCTCTAAGCAAATGTTGAAGTCTTTACCTTTCTTGACTCAAACATTACCGAGAATGTTACAAAGAGATTTCTTCAAGGCTGAGAACGCTGCGTTCTTCTCTACTGTATCTGCTGCTGCAACAGGTTCAACTACAACTGCTGAAACTAACGATTTGTTACAATTAGTAGATTATATCGGTAACCAAAAGGCTGCAAACTTTGTACCTTCTTATGCTTTAGTATCTCAACAACAAATGGGTCGCTTATTGAAAGCAACTATTGCTGCTGGTTACTACGCTGGTGCTGGTAGTGTTATCGTAAACCCTAATGGTGGTATCACAATCTGGGGTGTTCCAGTTGTATCTGCATCTTGGGTTACTGATGACAAAGTTTTAATCTTTGATAACAGCTACTTAGAGAGAGTTGAAGTAGAAGGTTTAGCTATTGAGTTCTCTTATGAGAATGGAGATAACTTCCAAAAGAACTTGGTAACTGCTCGTATTGAGTGTTACGAAGACATCAACTTAATGTTGACTACATCTGCAATCTTTGCTGATATGGGTAACGTATAGTTCTAAGGATTAGTAAATAATAACCCCTGCCAATTCGGTGGGGGTTTTTTATTGGAATAAATTAAGTAATTTTGTAAAAAAAGGATATGTCTTATTCTAATTATATTAATGACTTTAGTGCCGTTCCTATCGCACCAATAACAGAACCAGTTACTTTAGCAGAGGCAAAATTATACTGCCGTGTTACAACAAGTGCTGAAGATACCTTGATTACTTTGATGATTACACAAGCAAGAGAAGCAATCGAAGTCGCAACAGGATTGAGTTTAATAGCAAAGACTGCGGTTGTTTGGTTTACAAATTGGGATGGTAGCTTTAATCTTCCTTTTGGTCCAGTTAATAGTTTTACATCTTTAATAGATGAAAATGGAAATACTATTGATGCAGTTAATTACACTTTAGTTGGAGGTAAATTCCCACAATTACAAAGACCTCAATTTGCAAACTTAAAGGCTACTTATGTTGTAGGATATGCAACTATTCCAAGTGATTTAAAGTTAGCTATATTAGACCAAATATCTTATGACTACGAGAATAGAGGATTAGATGGCGATTCAGGTATTTGTGAGAAGTCTTGGAAAGCGTGTCAAAGATGGACAAGAATAAGCCCAATTTTATAATATGAAGTTAGGAAAAGCGAAAGCAAACTACGTTGATGCCAACACGATGACTCGTGAGGTTGGAATCTATGCTCCAACAAGGACAAGTGATGGTCAAGGTGGGTTCACTACTACATTTGCCCTACAAAGCACAGTTTGGGGCGATTTAAGACCAGATAATCAAGTTCGTGAGATAGGAGAGTCAGAATTACAATTCGACCAAAGGAGCAGGCTTTATATTCGTTTTGGGGTTACTATATTAGATTCATACGAGGTTGATGTTGAAGGTTCAAGATATACAATACATTCAATTAAGAACGTAGAGAACCAAAATAGGTTCTTGGAGTTAATAATTTACAGATAATGGCATTTACAGTAAACTTAAATGGACTAAAAGACATTCAAGATGCTTTAAAGAATATTGATGTAAAATTAAAGCAAGATGTAGGCGATGAGATTAACGCTTCGGCTTTAAAGATATTAACAGACGCTAAAAGACTTGCACCTGTCAATTTTGGGCAATTAAGGAATCAAATAGCTTTAGTACAAGAAGGACAATTAACATTTGGCGTTGAATCAAAGGCGTCTTACTCTCCTTATGTAGAATTTGGTACTGGTCCTCAAGTAAGCGTTCCACCTGACTTTACTTCTTATGCAGCACAATTTAAAGGTCAAAAAGGCGGTAAATTCAAGGACTTTGTAGATGCTTTGACTTTGTGGGTTAAGCGTAAAGGAATTGGAGATGGCAAAAATGACAAAGGATTAGCTTATGTTATTGCAAGGAGTATATTACGAAAAGGTATGCGTCCTCAACCTTTTTTAATACCTTCGTATGAAACGGAGAAGCCGAAATTAATACAAAGACTTAAAAAATTGTTAGATGTTAAATCCTAATATAGAGATAAAGAAATGGTTTTATACCAACTTGACAAGTGCAAGTGGATTGGTCGTTTACGATGGTTTTGCTCCTGAAGGTGCTGGTGATGAGTATATTGTTATGACAGGTAGAACATCAAGCCAAGATCAAGGCAAAGCAGGTTATACAAATAGTATTAGCATCACAGTTGATATTATTACAAAAAATGCTAACTTTGGTTATAAACGTGCTGAAGCTATAAGCGATTTGATTTTAGAAGATATAAACTCGGATACAACAATAACCTTATCAAATGGGTTTGGTGCATCAAGTTTAAGTGTAGAAAGTATAAGGAATTTAGATGGCTTAAACCCTTTAGATAACGTTTTTAGAGTATTGATAACTTATAACATAATAATAACACAAATTTAAAATTAAATAAAATGGCAGAAACAAAAGTAAGCGCCAGAGATTATATTCTCTTAGCTGACATAAACAATGACGGAACATTCAAGCCAGTTGCTTGTTTGACTACCAACTCATTAACATCTACTAATGACACAATAGATGCAACTTCTAAGTGTGGCAATGAGTACACTCCAGCACCTTCTTTCTCTCAATCTTTTGAATGTGAAGGTTTTGCGATTGATGAAACAGGAACTCCAGCTAAAGATAGTTACCAACAATTATATGCTGCTCACGCTGCTAAGACTTTGTTTGCTATTAAGATGGGTAAAGCAGTTCCAGTATCAGGTGATATCACTTATGGTGGTGCTGGTTCTTTAGTGTTTATTAGCGATTTCGGTGTAACTGCTGACGATAAAGATGATGTTAAATTTACTGCAACTTTTGTAGTAAGTGTTCCTCCTATTGCACAAACTGAAACTGTATAATAAATAAAAAAAACTATGTACGAATTAAAGACTGACAACAACACAATCCACTTAAAGTGGGGTACTTGGGCTATGAAAAGGTTTTGCGAATTAGAAAATAAAAATCTAATGCAGCTAATTGAGGTTTTATCAGGAGGTATTTATGACTTAGATACAATCGTTCATATCGTTCAAGCAGCAGCAGAAAGTGGGTACAAGAGCCTTAAAAAGCCTATTGATTTTGATGAATTTGATGTGTGCGAATGGATAGATCAAGTAGGTGGTTTATCGGCAAAAGATGGACAATTAGTTGAGTTTATGAAATATATGCAAGACTCAATGACTCCTGATTTAAAGCCTGAGAACGAAACGGATGAAAAAAAAAATTAGGGTTTTATAGTTGGGACTCAATAATTATTCTCGCTATCGAAGTTGGCTTAACGATTAATGAGTTTTGGCAATTGACGTGGCGAGAATTTTTGTTATATAAAAAGGCTTATCAGAATAAGGAAGTAAGAGAATGGGAAAGAACAAGGATGGTTGCTTATTTGATTTATAAAGTAAATACAAGTGAGAAAAGTCCAAAGAGTTTAAAATCATTTTTCCCATTACCGAGTGATGAGCAAGAAGAAGAAAAGCCTAAACTAACACAAGAGCAATTGGCAAGGACATTAAAGTTGTATGGAGTAAAATAATAAAATGGCACAAGAAACGTTAAAAATTACGATAACCGCAGACAATCAACAAGCGGTTAAAAATATACAAGAAACAGTTACCGCAACAACAAAGTTAGGTACTGCATTTAAAACGTTGCCAAGTACAAGTAATCAAGCAACAAATGCTTTATCAAACTTGTCAAGAGTTGCACAGGATGCTCCTTATGGATTTATTGGTATTGCAAATAACTTAAACCCTTTATTAGAATCCTTCCAAAGATTAAGTAAAGATGCTGGAGGTGCTGGAGGTGCTTTGAAACAAATGGCACAAGGTTTAATGGGTCCAGCAGGTATTGGTTTGGCTTTGGGTGCGGTTTCATCTATATTAGTTGCATTTGGTCCTAAAATTGGTGATTTTATATTACAAACAACTGAAGCTGAAAAAACACAATCAAAACTTAGTGATGCATTAGCTAAGGCTTCAGGAGAAGCATTAGCAGAAGGAGAAAGATTAACTATTTTAAATTCAATAGTACAAGACGTTACAAAAAGTACAAAAGAAAGAGAAGGAGCATTAAATCAAATTAAATCTACTTATAAAGGTAATTTAGAATTACAAAAAATTGATATTAATGATGGCGCTGCTTTAACAAATATTTTAAATAATATTACAGAAGCATTAAAGCGTAAAGCAATGGCTCAAGCATTTGCTGGTTTAATTGCAGAAGAAGAAGCAAAAAAAGCAAGATTACAACTTAGCAGTCTTAAAGAAATGAGAGATGATGTAAGTGGTGTAACTGCTGCATATGATTTTCTAAAAGCATCATTAAAAAATGCTGGTGGTTTAATGACTATAGTTGATTATAATACACAAATTACTAATAAAGCATTAATAAAAAATAGTGATGCAATAAAAGATATAGATACAAATTTAGGTGTTTTAAATAGTCAATATAAAAATGTAATAAGCGACCAAATAAAATTTGGTGATAGTTCTCAAATAGCAACAAATGCTTTAAAAACTCAAAGAGCAGAAGCAGTTGGTTTATCTCAGGATATCAAAGAAATGATATATGAGTATCAACATTCTGTACACGCAACAAGAGCGCAAAGAAGAACGGCTACACCTTTAATGGGTACATTTATAGGTGCGCCAGCAGCAAAACAAAATGTAGATGATAAAAATCCTGCATTTATAAACGCTTACTTAGCGCAACAAACAATAAAAAGTAAAGATGCTTTAAAGGCTTACAATCAAGAATTACAATTAGCTGGTACAATAACCGATACAATTACACCAGCTTTTGAAGCAATGTTTCAAGCTATGGCAAATGGAGAAAGCATAGGTCAAGCATTACAAGCAACATTTCAACAAATAGTTGCTCAATTAACTGCTATGATTATTAAGGCTTTAATATTTAAAGCAGTTATGGGTGCATTAGGGTTGCCTACATTTGGAGGAGGTGGAGCTGGCGGTGGATTACTAAGTTTTACTCCAATGGGTGCTGCAACTGATGGAGGTAATTTTGTGCTAAAAGGAAATGATTTAGTATTAGCAATGCAGCGTTCAAATTCTGCTTTAAATCTAAGGAGAGGTGTATAACTATGGCATATAATTTAAAATATAGAATAACAAGCGCAACTCTAAGTAATACTACTTCAGTAGTTGAAATGTATATTGATGAAGCGGTTGCAAGTGTAATAGATTATGATGGAGTAAGTGTTCAGTTACAATATATCCCAAGATCAGATGATATTTACGAGCCAATTTATGCTAGTCAATTATCTGTTGTTATGGATGTAACAGATAACGTAAATAATTTACCAAACTTTGTAAGTCTAAACGATAGAAAGTATTTAGTAAAATTAAAGATTGACGGAGTATATAAGTGGACGGGATGGGCTTTGAGTGATAATGTTCAATACTCTTTTTCAACAGGCAGAAAGGAATTATCTTTTGATGCCATTGATGGTTTAGGGATATTAGATTATTTTCCTTATCCATTTGTTGAAACTAATATAGTTTCTAATTTTACTCCTATTAAGATATTAGATTTTTTTGTTACTTCTCTTAATCAAATAGGATTTGAAACAGGGTTAAACATATACACAGCTTGTTCTTACTATTCATCACTAATGAGCAATAGAAGTGCAAGCACGGCAAATGATCCATTTAATCAAGGATATTTAAGAGCTAATTATTTTTTAAATAATGATGGTACTTATCAAACTTGTTTAGAGGTATTAAGTAAGATAATTAAGTCTTTTGGTTGTAGAATATATCAAGCCAATAATAAGTGGAATATTGTAGCTATCAATGAGATGGCTTCAAATAGTTATTTTTATACAGAGTATTTAGCAAATGGTACTTACTCAACTGCTGGAGTTGCATCAATAGTTACAACAGTTGAAGCGTTTAATGGCAATACAACTGGTTTATATTTCGTAGATAACTCCCAACTAAAGATATTTAAAAAGGGGTACAATAATTTTGTACAAGATTATAGATTAGAATATTCTCCTAATTACATTGGTAATAGCAATTTAAAAGTATTATCTGGTGGTGTACCTGTTTTATGGACTATATCTTCTGGTGTTACATTAGTAACTAGGGCAAATGAATCAAGTAATCAATTTCTTATGTCTATTGGTGCTTTATCTAATGTTTCAATATTGCCAGCAGCTATGTCTGGTTTAAAAAATGATACTATTGATATTTCAATTACTTTCTTTAATCAAGATGTAGCTAAAATAAGAGGTCAATTTAGGCTACAAATAACAGGTGCGGGAATGGGTGCGCCAAGTTACTATCTTAACGTAGATAAGATATGGCAAGACGCTACTGTTTCACCATTTGGAAATTATTATTTAATAGATGCAGTTGATGAAAATGTTACTAATAAATTTACAATAACTACTCCTCCATTGCCTATTGGTGGAACATTATCTTATTTTATAGAGTTGTTTAACAGTCCAACTTATTCTAGTTCCATAACTGTTGGGGATTTTAATTTAACATTTAACTCTCCAGTATCAAGTATTAGAACAACATCTATATTAACTGCTGATAATCAATATACATTAGAATTAGATTTACCTTTTGGTTATCCTATTTATTTAGGAGATGGAATTGATAGAAATGTTAATAATTTAGCAATAGGCAATATTTTGGTATTATCTGATAGTGTATATGCTGTTGCTTCAGGTTGGTATAAATTTAATCGTGTTGGTATATTTCAAGGTTTATCACAATTAATCATGAAAGAATACATAAACGCTTATAGGAGAAACTTAGTAAACATTGATTCTAATATATTTGGTGTGGAAAATGAGGAAGGTACATTTTCAGGGGGGTCGATAATTAAGTTTGACGATACTGACCCTGCTCAAATAAACGTATCAGAAAAGTATTATATGACTGGAAACATGACTATTGACATAGTTAAGGGGGAAATACAATCAACAGTTTTAGACATATCTAATGTGGCAATAGAGAGTACAATAACAACTATTTACACAGTAGATGGAATTAATTATAATTAATGGTTAAATTTGTAATATGGCAGCAGTAATAATACAAGAATTTCCTAATTACTCAATAAATGAGGTTGGGGAAGTAACAAACATAAGAACTGGTAAGCGTTTAATAAATACTACAAGTAAAAATGGTTATAGTATTGTTTGCCTATATAATCAATATGGTAGAAAAATGATATATGTTCATAGGCTTTTGGCTGAATATTTTATACCAAAAATTGAAGGAATGAATCACGTTAATCATAAAAACGGCATAAAAAGCGATTATAGATTAGAAAATTTAGAATGGTGTAATCGTTCAATAAATATAAAACACGCTTGGGATAATGGATTACAAGAGAAAACAAGAAATGTAACAAGCAAAAGAATGTCTAAATTAGTATTAGATTTAGGTACAGGTATATTTTATAATTCAGCAAAAGAGGCTGCAAATTTGCTTGGTATAAATGAAAATACTTTAAGGTCATATTTATCAAACTATTACCCAAACAAAACAAATTTAAAATACGTTTAAGATGAGTGCAGTAATAGGAAAGAATGTGATGCTTTATTACCATCGTACCGATGTAGACCCAGAGGTGGATGTCGCTTTTGCGTGTAGTACAAATTGTGCTTTTAATGTAAGCGTAGATCAAAAAGAAGTAACAAGTCAATCAAGTGCTTGGTTTAGGGAATATAAGAACGATGTAGCTACTTGGAATGTAACCTGTGATGGGTTGATTACTTTAAGTGGCTTTTCTTATTTGTTTATGTTAGATAAGCAATTAACAAGAGAACCGATAGAGATTAAATTTGTGGTGGATAATGGCGTTGATGGTTTAACAATTATTAACGGAATTTGTAATATAACAAGTTTATCAATAAACGCACCTTATAAGGATGTAGCTACATACAACGTGAGCCTACAAGGTAGCGGAGCGTACAATACAACAGGAACAGAGGTTGACCCAAGCGGTGTGATTATAGTAGGTGCAAACCCTGTTAAGACAAAAGGTTATACTGCAAGTGGTGGAGAAACATCTATTACATTTGCGGACACGATTGGATATGCTTGTTTGTACGTTTCAAGAGGTGGTGTGGATGCGCAAAACATATTAACAACAGGAGTTCCAACTAGCGATGATGTTAGGTTTGTAAGTGCAACAGGAGTTCTTACTTTTGGTAGAGCATTAGCAGCTGGGGAATATATTAGAGGATTATTTCAATAAAATATTATGAGTCAATTACAAGTAACAGGAGAAGCGAAAATAAGGGACATACAAGGTCCAGTAGTGGCTAATAGTGGTGTAGTAACTGCTTTAGATGGAGATGCTTCTCAATATGTACGAGGAGATGGTACTTTAGCGGATTTCCCAACATCAACAGGTGGAGGTAGTTCGGTTTCTTATTATCTTAACTCAAGCGTAAGTCAAGGTACGATAGGAGGGGTTGCTTATAGACAATTAGGCAAAACGCCTATTGCTGGTGCTGGAACTGATATTACGACTTCAACTAATGGATATGTAGCAAGTTACATAACTGATTCAAATGACCCAGCTTTATTAGAAGTACCTGCTGGTAACTTTAATTGTGAGTTTTATTTTAGTGTAAACTCGGATGCTCATAATCCTTTTGTTTATGCAGAAGTTTATAAGTATGATGGCACTACTTTTACTTTGATAGGAAGTAGTCAAAGCGTTCCAGAGTATTTAACAAACGGAACAACATTAAGTCCTTATTACTTTGCTATTCCTGTGGCTCAAACTGTATTAGCGATAACGGATAGAATAGCGATTAGAATCTATGTAAACGTTGATGGTAGAACAGTTACTTTACATACAGAGAATAATCATTTGTGTCAAGTTGTTACTACTTTTTCAAAGGGATTGACTTCGTTAAATAACTTAACAAGACAAGTACAATTTTTAGCAACAGGAACAAGCGGAACTGACTTTAACATCTCAAGT